ACACGGCGGTTGCTAATATAGCAGAGGTGAGGAGAAACCACGCTGTTGAGACCGCCGCGACGGTCGAACGCCTGTGTGCCCAGCTGAAGGACCTGCTGGCCGAAGTGCCCGCTACCGGCGAGCGGCCCGGTGCGATCTACTTGCGCATCAGCGAAGATCGCCAAGGCGACGAGTTCAAGGTTGAAACTCAGTTCAAAGGGCTGCTCGAGCTGTTCCGGGCACGCGGGTTTTCGCTCGATCGGCGCCACATCTTCGTCGACAACGACCAGTCCGCCAAGAAAGCCGGTACCCGCCCGGACTTCCGCCGCCTGCTGGAGGTGATCGAGCAGGGGCACGTGAAGGTCGTCGGCGCGCGCGACATGTTCCGGCTTACTCGCAACCGCGGCGACCAGCTGGCGCTGTTCGAGCCTTCCGAGAAGGCCGGCATCCTGTTGGTGTTCACGCGCGGCGCGGACATCGACATGGGCAGCCCGTCCGGCCAGATCATCGCCGACGTCCTGGCGGCTCTGGCCCGCGGCGAAATCAAGGTTAAGGGCGACCGGCACGAGGACGAGAACCTGGCGGCCGCGCTGCGAGGTGAACCGCCGTCCGGGCCGGTGCCGCTCGGGTTCAACGAGGACCGAGTCACCCACCATCCTGAGCAGGCGGCCATGGTGCGCGCGGCTTATGAAGACCTGCTCGCCGGCGCGACCCTGGCGGGGATCGCACGCAAGATCAACAAGGCCAACATGCGCTCCGGCATGCTGCGGTGGGCCAGAGGCAAGGAGGGCGAGCCGTGCGAGTGGGGACCCAACTCGGTGCGGCGCTTGCTGCTCGCGCCGCGCAACGCCGGTCTGCGCGACCACAAGGGGGAGATCGTCGGCAAAGCCGCCTGGGATCCGATCGTGTCGGAGGAGACCTGGCGGGACGCCGTCGCGTTGCTGAAGGACCCGAAGCGGCGGCACCGCAAGCCCACGCCGCGACATCTGCTTTCTAGCGCTGCGACCTGCTGGTGCGGCGAGTACGTGGTCGCGGGGCACACTGGCCCGCATGGCTTCTCCTACCGGTGTTCGAGGAAAGCGAAGACGGCGTGGAGCGAGACCCCGGCTGGCGCTCGGGTGTGCGCCGAGTACGGCGGTGCGCACGTTGCCCGGCGTGGCGACCAGGCTGACGCGTGGGTTGGGCAGCTGGTGGTCGAGCGGCTTTCTCGTCCCGATGCTGCGGACCTGCTGGTGCGGCCGCACGATGGGCCGAGCGTGACTGAACTGCACGCGAGGAGGGCGCAACTGCGCAGCAAGCTGGAGATCTTGACCCGGCAGTGGATGTCCGATAAGGACGCGAACGACGTCGAATATCAGACGGGAAAGCGATTCGCGCGCGATGAGCTGCAGCGAATCGACGAGCAGATTGAGGAGATGGGGCAGTACAACGTGCTCGCGCCCCTGATCTACGCCGAGGACGTTCAGGCTGCCTGGGATGAGCTCATGGCTGACCGGAAGCGTGCGGTCGTCGAGGTGCTGTTCGAGTCGATCATCTTGTTGCCGCCAGGGCGTGGGGCGCGGTACTTCGATCCGGCGACGGTGGTCGAGGTGTGGCGAGTCCGGGACGGGGAGGCGTAGGACGGGGGCCGGGGGAGCGGCCTCCGCCTTTGCCTCCGGCGGTTAGCGAGGCTGCGTCTGCCGGTCTGCCGCGATCACGTCGAACGCCTCGGCCATCCCGGTCAGCCTGCCCTCGTCGTACGCGCTGGCGTACACGACGGACAACGCTTCGAGATCACGTTCCGTGACCGCGACGGCTCGGTGGTGACGTGCCGCTAATGCGGCTGTGGTCACCACTCCGGCGATGACGATCAGTCCGAGCCCTACGACCCTGAACATTCCACCCTCCTCTTTTCCCCCAACGGTTTTCCGTAGAACTTGAGGGTAATCGAAGGTGTGGTATGTCCAGTTAGGACTAGTCACCCGGAAGTAGCAGTGACAGGTTGCAAATCGATGTCACGCGTCCGAATGGCCGACTTCGACTTGCCATTCGGGCGAGTCTGTGGCAGCAGGGCCGAGTGCTTCCCGCCACACAGCGTAAGCATGCTTTAGCCACGCTCGACGCGCCTCGACGCCGCGCGTCCGTTCCACGCGCAGTGCATACGCTGCGAGCTCGCGCGCGGACATCCCGGCAATCTCCTCGTCGGAGGGGTCGGCTGGCGTGAGTAGGCGTTGGACTTCGCCAGCTGGCCAGCCGTAAAAGAGCTCGATTTTGTGCGCGCTCTTCCGGGTGACAGGACTCTTACCTGTCCGGATGTTGCGCAGCAGCGCTGTCGATAGTCCGCTCTCCGCCGAGACCTCCTCCCACGAGACGTCGCGGCGGATGTTCTCGTCTTCCATGCGCCTCGCCAGCGCACTTCGATCTTCGTCCGACATGCCCGCTCCCCTCGGTCTAGCGAATATTAGCGCAAAGGAGCGCTAGTACACACGTGGACACTGACTGTCACGTTTTCGTCCTGTGATCTTGAGGGGTTGCGGGATCGCTAATTGTCGCTAGAGTTCGCTACATGGCGAAACGAACCCTGGAGATCCCGTTCAGCCGTCACCGGCTGACCGAGATCCGTGAGACGCAGGGGCTGACGCTCACCGCGCTGGCCGCGCGGTGCACCGAACAGGGCTACCCCGTTCATCTCAGCGCGATCAGCAAGGTCGAGGTCGGGACCAACGGCCCGTCTCCTGGCCTCGTCAAAGCGCTGGCCACCGCACTCGGTGTGGACGTCGGGGACCTGATGGACCCAAAGGCAGGGGAGCCCGATGGACGAGTCGGAGAAGCGTCGATTCCGGGAGCGGTGGGCCCCACTGGCGAGGGAGCGGGCGGCCGCGGCTCCGCCGCTGCAGCCGTGGCAGAAGGACCGCCTGGCGGTGCTGCTGGCGCCGGTGCGGTTCGGGCCGCGGCGAGCGCAGGCCGATGAGCGATCCGCAGACGCCGGTGGATCCGGTCGCTGACTGGCTCGATCCGCGCCTCGACCCGAAGACGGCAGGCGAGTCCACGTCGACGACGGCGACGCCCGAGTACGACGTGCCGCCGATCGCTCCGGCAGCTGAACCGCTGACCCCCTGAACGCAAGGTGCCCGGCCACGTGAGCACACACGGGCCGGGCGGTGATCAACGAGAAGAAAGGGCTCCACCGTGATCGCTATGAAGCCTACCGACACCGACGCGTCTCGGCGTGACCACCGCTTGAAGGCGGGCGACACGCCCGCGCTCGGCCTGCCGGTCGAGGCCGGTTCGGGTGGCCGCCGGTTCCGGCCGGAGAAGCCGGAACCGAAGGAGACCAGCCCGGTCGACTACCACGGCCGCCTCGCCTGGATCGTCGCCATCTACCCGGCCACGCCGGAGTGGACCCGGCCGATGTGCAAACTCGCGTTCGCCGACGACGGCAAGCCCGTCGTGGTCGGGCTCGACGAGGTCGAGGTGCTCGACGAGGCCGGCGTCCTGGCCCTGGCCGACACCGGCCAGCTGCCCGCCCCGGTCCCGCGGCTGGTCGCAACGCTGCTCCTCGAGGAGCACCCCCTCACCGCCGAGACCGCCGGTGACCAGGTGACCGAGCAGCTGTCGGCCGTCGGCGACGACGCCGCGGCGGTCCTCGAGGAGAACGCGCCGACGGCGCTGCAGCCCGCGGTCGGCACGCTGCCCGCCGCTCCCGCCGTCGCGCGTCACGGTGTGCTGCGCGCGCTGTGGCAGCGCTTCCTCGACGTGCTGCGCCTGCTCGTCGTGTTCCTGCGCGACCTGGGCGGCTGGCTCGTCGACCAGGTCGCCGAGGGCGTCGAGGCCGCCGCGGACTGGGAGCGCTGGCACTCCCGCCTCATCGCGAAGCTGGTGCTCGGGCTGCTGCCGCTGGCCGTGTTCGGCGGCGTCGGCGTGCTCTGGCTGCTCGGCGGTGCCCGATGACCGTGCGGATCCTCGACCTCAACGCCGGCGGCTCCCGCCTCGCGCGGATGTGCACCGCGGCGTTCTCCTGGGCACGCCGCGGCCCGGTCACCATCCCCGACCGGGTCGCGGCCGGCCTCCGCCCGGACGACCTCATGCCCGAACTCCCCGAGCGGATCCGGCTGCTGAAGCAGACCGCGACCCGCTGGCCCGGCCGCCACACCGAGCTGACCGTCGACCCCGGCTTCCTGCCCCGCGAGTGCCCGTGGTGCCTGCCGCAGCGGCGACGTGTGACCTCGGTCCGGATCTGGGGCGACCCCGACCCCAACGACCGCGACGTGTTCCAGCCGCTGAACGTCGTCGCGGTGTGCCTGCAGTGCGCGCTCGGCACCCCGGCCTGCGGCGGGCGCCGCGCACGCCGCGGCATCCCGGCGTGCGCCGGGCGCGGTCCGCGGCTCGGCGCGCTCGGCCAGGCGCTGGCCGAGGTGCGCCTGGGCGGCCTGGTCCGGATCGAGGTGTGCGAGTGAAGGCCACGGTGAAGCGGTCCCGTCCGGGCCTGGTGAAGGGGCGGGACGGGAAGTCGCGCTGGTCCGCCGAGCTCCTGCGCGAGCAGCTGGCGAAGTACACGGCCAGCCTGATCGAGTCCCGCGACGTGTCGGCGGCCCGCGCCGCCGAGGCGCGCGACGGCGACGCGGTTCTCGTGCTTGGGGTCTACGAAGGCGAGGCGAAGGCCTACGCACACGCGCTGTCGCTGCTGTCGATCATGACGCTGGAGGAGTTCGGCGACGACCCGGGCGCCGGCCAGCGTGCCGCGAAGCTGAAGGAACTGGCCGACAACCGCGCCGCGCGCCTCGCAGCTGGCGGTGATGCGTGATGGCCGAGCTGACGCTGCGCAAGGAACGCAACGAGGACGCGATGCACTCCGGCGGGTCCGTGACCTACCGCGTGCACGACGGCGACCGCTGGGTCGGCTGGGTCGGCGACGGCCGCAAGTGGCAGGGCCACCGCTACGGCGCCCGGAAGTGGTGGGCGTGCTGGCGCGAGGACGGCGACGCCGACGCGCGCTGGTCCACCGGTCTGCGCTACGACTCCCGGCAGGCCGCCGTCGACGGGCTCACCGCCCGCCGCGCCGGCGCGGTCGAGCTGCTGCCCGAGTTCGCCCCGACCCGGGCGGCCGGGAACGCCCCCGACGAGGTGTGCATGCACACCACCGGCGGCTACGAGTACGCCCGCTGGGGCCAGGTCCCGGCCACGCCGTACGACGAGCCGCGCGACCCGGTGCCCACGGTCTACAGCTCCGCGCGGGCGATCGAGATCTGCGACGACGTGCGGCTGTCCCTCGCCGCGGCCGAGCTGCTGATCGTGCGGCTGCGCAACGCGATCGCCTACGAGCGCGCCCGGGCCGGGGTACCGCTGCTCGCGATCGATGCGGACTGCCCGGGCTGCGGCCACCCCGAACGCACCCTCGACCCCGTCACCGGGGTCTTCGGCTGCACCCAGTGCACCCACACCTCGAGCGAACGGAACGCGTGATGGTCAAGCCCAGCAAGGACCCGAAGCCGGCGGGCCCGATCCGGCGCGCGGCGCGCGGCGCCGCTCGTCAGGTGAACCTCCGCGCGGCCGGGCAGAAGGTCGAGGAGATCTTCGCCGAGGAGCTGGACACGCCGCCGCCGGCGTCGGAGGACGGGCAGCGCGCCGAGCTGAAGCGCGCGGTCCTGTCGTTCACGCGGCTGACGGAGGCGCTCCGTCCGCAGGTGGCCGCGCTTCTGGCCGCGGGTGTCTTCGCCGCGACCGCGGCCGCGGCGTTCGTCGCCGCGGTCGAGGCCGGGCTGGACAAGCCGACCTCGCCGGACGCGGCCGCGCCCACCGAGCCCGCGGTGCCCTACACCCCGCCGGTCCGCCCCAGCTGCGACGAGCCCGCCGCCGGGTGCCCGCAGCGCGGCGACGCCGCCGAGGGGCGGTGATTGCGTGAACTTCTGGCGCACACCGATCGTGGTCATCGACGAGGTCCACAGCTGGCTCGCCGCGCAGCCCGGCCCGAGCACGCCTCCCTCGCCTGTGACGAAGGCCTTCGCCGAGCTGGCCCGGCAGGTCAACGCGGCACCGCCCGACCCGCGCGGCCTGCAGCCGCTGCCGGACTGGGTGACCGCCGGGCCCCCGCCCGGGCCACCGAACCCGCTGCTGGCCCGCGAGCTGCGCGAGTCACCGGACGGCGTGCTGGCCGTCCGCGACCCGCGCCGCCCCACCGGCGTCCGCGGCCGGCCGTGGCTGGTGATCGACGCCCCGCCCGGCTACCGCACCCACTGGCGCGACCAGACCCTGCCCAGCGCCGCCGTCAGCGACTGGGTCGCCCTCATCCGGAAGGAGCAGCCATGACCACACCGGAGACCACCCCCGCCCGCTCCGCGCCGTTCAGCTACGGCACGCACGGGATGCTGATCGAGCACCGCTTCGCCGCTGGCCAGGCCGCGGTCGCCAAGCGGATCCCGATCGTGTTCCGCTACGACCCCGCCGAGCCGTTCGCGGTGACCATGCTGCTCGACTACGCGCTCATCGGGCCCGGCGAGCGGTCCGAGTGGATCTTCGCCCGCCGCACGCTGGCCGAGGGCCGGGCCGCCGTGGTCGGTACCCGACCGGGCAGCGACGTCGCGATCGCCCCGCACGCGTGCGGGCAGTTCGTCGAGTTCGCCCTGGTGGATCGCCGGGCGAACCGCGCTTACCGGGTGTCGGTCGAGATGGTCGACGTCCAGGCGGCGCTGACGGCGTTCGACGGGATCATCGCGCTGGCCGCGGAGCCGCACATCGCGCCGAGCCTGGACGCGATCGGCGCCGAGCTGCGCGCGATGATCGAGCAGGAGACCGGCCGCGGCGGTGACCGGTGAGCACCGAGGACGGCACTCGGCACCTGTCCGCGGTGCCGGGCCCGGGCAGCCCGTCCACGCCGAAGCCCACCCCGCCGAAGGGCGGCGCGTTCCCCTCGAACCCGCTGCTGAACTTCCTGCACGGCCCGGACCCCGACGGCGTGTGCCCGGCGTGCCGGTGGGTCAAGGCCCACCTGGGACATGAACCGTGCCCGCACCACGCGGCCTGGCAGGCGATCGTCGTGCGCGTCGTCGACCGCGTCGGAGACGCCGACGACGAGGCCCCGCTGGTGTACCCGACCGAGCAGCCCGCCTACCGGCTGCACGATCGCGTGTGGTTCCAGGGCAAGCTGCAGGTCAAGATCACCCAGCGGTACCTCGGCCGCGGCGACGGCCGCTGGCGCTACATCGCCAAGACCCTCCCCGGCGGCACCGCGATCGACACCCACGAGGACTTCCTCACCCGCGAGTTCGACGCTGCCTGGGCCGCGCCGCAGCCCGCCACCCGACGGAGCGGGTCATGACCGCCGCGGTCCGCCGCTCCGCCGTCGACCCGGTCGCGTTCGACGACGCGCTGCTGGACGTCCTCGGCGCCGGTCACCACCCCCGACTGCCCGGCCCGTCGCGGTTCCTGGCCGACCTGCTGTGCGCCTGGCGCGACGACCTCGGCCGCGAGCTGCTCGACGCCGTCCACATCGGACACCACCCCGCGGGCACCGTGCTCGCCACCCTCACCGGAAGGACCACCTGATGCCCGAAGCACCAGACACGCCGTTCGAGCTGCCCGTGATGACGCCGGGTCCGGCGCAGGGCGCCCCGGGCTGCGCCGACCCGCGCCCGCCCGCCGAGCACGTCGACGAGCCGCACGTGCTCACCGAAGACGTCGAGCCCGCTCCGGAGCTCGACGACAGCCTGCTGATCGGTGCGTCGATCTTCGAAGGCGCCACCAGCGTGAACCGCCACGTCAACATCAGCCTCCCGCGCGACGCGGACGACCTGGCGATCGCCGAGCAGCTGCTGCTGTCGACGCTGGCCGTCGCGACCGCGTACCGCCCCGGCGTCGCGCACGCCCTGACCGCGCTGCTGGCGCCGTCGTCGCTGGAGTCGTTGCGGTGACCGCCGCGACGCAACCGGCAACGCGGCCCGACGGTGCCGAGTTCGTCGCCCGGCAGCGCACGCTGCACACCCGCGCGGACGGAGACCCGTGGTGCTCCTGCGGGCTCGGGCACTGCGGGATGCGGCTGCTGCTGGACCACCTCGACCACGCCGAGGGTCGGATCGCCCGCGCGCGGACCGAGCTGCTGCGCGGCGGCCGCGACGCTGCCCGCTTCGCGCTCGCCGCGCTGGCGGGCATCGCGCCGCCCCCGACTCTCGTCGAGCTGCGGGCCGCGGCGACGACCGGTGGCCCGTGCGAGACGTGCGCCCGCCCCCGCAACACCCACGTGTGCATCGGCTGCGCCGACCTCACCGCCGGGCCGGACAAGATCCAGCCCGGCGACGGCTGCGACAGCTGCCGCGGCACTGGCATGGACCAGATGCCGTGCGCCGGGGTACGCCGATGACGTCGTCGATCACCGTCGGGACCGCGGACCTGCTGCGGCTGCTGGGCGCGCTGCAGCAGACCGCGATCCACGACGAGGAGAACAACGGCTCGCCGTGGTGCGGGATCTTGCTGCACTGCGCCCGCAACCCCGACGCCCCGCCCGGACAGCGCGAGATCGTCGCCGGCACCTCCGGCGACGGCTGGCGGCTCGGGCACACCCACGTCCGCTGCGAGGGCTACTGGAACCGCCCGACGCTGTGGAGCGCCGACGACGTCCGCGCGTTGATCGCCGCGTTCCGGCCCAAGCTCAAGGGCGACAAGCACCACACGACGGTGGTGGAGCTCGGCCCGGCCGGACAGGTCGTAGTCGCCGAGGCCGAGCAGAGCCTGCACGCCGGCGCCGGGTTCCGGCTGCAGTTCACCGAGAAGCCGCTGGCGGAATACCCGCGCATGGCGTGGCGGCTGCTGGCCGACGTGCCCGGCAACCGCAAGCCGACCAACAAGGACACCGGGCTGCCGATCGAGCCGCGGCCGCGCACCGACCTGGCCGGCGCGACGCTCGCCGCGTTCGCCGCCGTCGCCAAGATCATCGGTGCGCCGGTCGAGGTGTACCGCTACCACCAGCGTGAGCCGCTGCTGATCCAGATCGGTGGCGTCTACCGCGGCTACGCCGCACCCGCGCACTACGAGGAGACCCGCGACGTCGCGCGCTGGCCGCACGCCACCGTCCACGACCCCGACCTCCCTCCGCCGCCGCCGCGCGGCAACGGCGAAGGCCTGCGCCCGCACGGCGGCGTGACGATCGTCAAGGGCGGCCGCGGTGACGCCGCGTTCGTCGACGAGGTGATCGACACCATCACCGGCGTCGTCGACGAGATGATCGACGGCTTCCCGCCCGTCGAGCACGACTTCGAGCCGCTGTGCCAGGCCGCCACGCTCGTGGTCGAGGGCCAGTTCGGCGGCGCGTCCCTGCTCGCCAAGTCCATGAAGATCAGCTTCAACCGGGCGTCGGCGTTGCTCGAGCAGCTGGAGGCCCGCGGCGTCGTCGGCCCGAAGCGAGGCTCGAAAGCCCGCGAGGTCCTGGTGGCCCCGCCGGACCTGCCTGCGCTGCTCGCCGCGATCCGCGGCCCCGAAACCACCACCGAGCCCGAGGAGGGCACCACCGATGACCAGTGACGAGCAGGCACCCGACCTCGACTTCGAGCGGATCCCGGACGAACTGGAGGCCGCCAACTACCGCTTGCTGATCTCCGAGATCGAACGCCAGCGCACCGTCGCCGAGGAGGCCGCGGCGACCATCACCGGGCAGGCGGACGCCTGGCACGCCACGAACCTGTGCCTGCCGAACCTGGCCGAGGACAGCGAGACCGCGCTGGACGAGGAAACGTGGCGCTCGCCCGGCGGCGACGACCTCCGGCTGAAGCTGGTGACCTCGCTGCGCGATGCGGCGAACCACGGCTACGTGATCGCCGGCCACTACCTGCGCGCCGCGCGGCAGCTGCGCCAGGACCTGGCCGCCGAGCTGCGCACCCCGTACTGCGCGTTCAAGATCCTCGCGCTCGCCGAGCTCGACCAGCTCGGCTACCTCGCGGCCTCCGACGAGTGGCTCGACGCCCGCACCGGCGCGCCGCTGGGCAACTCGGGATCGCCGCTGCAGCTGACCGCGCACCGCCTGCGGCGGGCCGGGCTGCTGCCCGAGTTCGACGAGTTCTTCACCCCGGTTCCGGAGACGACGGACGGCGGACAGTGAGGATCGTGTGCGGCGTCGACGAGCCGCAGCCCGAGTTCCCCGACCTCGGCCTAGACAAGCCGTGCTGCTACGGCGTCGCGATGGGCGCGGCCGAGGACTGCAGCTGCTGGCGCCCGGTCTACGACACCCCCGGCCACGCCGACCCCGTCGAGGGCATGACCCCGACCGTGCGGCCCGGCGGCATGTGCGGGGACTGCGCCTACCGCCCGGACAGCCCGGAAAGGCAGGACGACCCGCAACACCGAGGAAACGCCACCGAGCTGGAGATGCTCGCCGAGGACGGCCGGCCCTTCTACTGCCACCAGGGCATGCGCCGCATCCTGCGCTGGGAGCACCCCTCCGGCGCGGTCCTGCCTGCGCACCCGGCCGACTACGCGCCCCCGATCGTCGACGACGTCCCGATCAAGGTCGACGGCACCCCGGCCTACCTGTGCGGCGGCTGGGACGCCCGCCGCCGCGCACTGGCCGCCCAACTGTCCAAAGAGGAAAGCGAGATCCGATGACCGACTACACCGAGCTGAGCGCGACCGTGCCGAGCGAACCACCGGACGGCAGCGTCGTGCTCGACCGCGCGAAGCGGGCGTGGCAGCGCAACGGCTCCCGGTGGTTCGAGGCGGGCGCCGTGATTTCGCTGTTCACCCACACCGGAGCGGCGTGGCCGTGGCTGCTGGTCGACTGCGGCCCGCTGATTCCGTTGTGGCAGCCCACGAACGCCGACACGGCCGCCGCCAAGCCTGCCGAGGAGACCGGGTTCCTCGGGTTCACCGACCACGGGCACCCGGTCGGCGCGAGAACGGCCCCCGGCGACGTGCCCCAGCCGGCCGCGGTCGCCAGGTGCGGTGGCCCCGGCCTGTGCCCGGAGTGCGCGCGCGACGCGGCGGTCCTGACCGAGGCGGCGGCCCGTGGCTGAGTCAGCTGAGGAGAGGGCGTTGATCGAGCGGGCCGCCGAGGCGATGTGCGACGCCTCCCCGAACGGTTCCCGCTGGGCCGACCTCGGCGACCTCGGCCGCCGCATCTACCGCACGCGGATCCGCGCCATGCGGCGCCAGGGTTTCATCGCGCCGCCCGGGCAGCGCGCCGAGCTCGACGACGTCCGCCAGGCGCTCATGGACCTGCAGGCACAGCTGCGCGGCATCCGCTCGGCGGCGCGCGCCGCCGAGAACCTCGGCCGCGTGGCCTACCAGCGGTACTCCGCGCAGGTACAGGCCGTGTCTGTGTCGGGCGACCCGCTGCCGACATGGGCCGAGATGCTCGCCGACCGGCAGCACATCGCGAACGCGTGGGTGTGGGCGGCGTCCGCGGTCGCCGACCTCGTGCTGCGCGGCGCCCACAACGGCGCACACGCCGCCGCCGACGCCGCCGAGGACAACCCGGCCGGAACGGCCCAGGGCGAGCGCGGGTCCCGCGCTCAGGCCGAAGCACGCCCGCACGACGGCGGACGGGAGGCCTGAACCATGCCGCTGCGCAAGAACATCGCCCAGGACCCGGGCGAGGGGCCGGGGCAGACGAAGGACTGCCCGGTCTGCAACGGCCCGAATCCGAACGGTCCGCAGCCGGGGATGCTCTGGGGCGTCAACCCCAAGGAGAACCCGCCGTTCCAGTGCGGGAACTGCAGCGGCACCGGGAAGGTCCACAAGTGACCGCCGCCGAGTGGCCGTGGCCGGCGCTCGACGCGGCGGTCGCGCGCATCGACGCCGTCCTGGCCGAGCCCGAGCCCGGCTCGCCCTGGGTAGCCGCGCGCTACTGGGCAGGCGCGAAGTGGCGCATGGAGGCGGCCGCGCGCAAACCGCCGGGCCCGTGGGGGTTGGTCCGGGCCGCGGCCGATAGTCCGCTAGCCGCCGGCGGTTTCGTCGTCGAGACCCCGGCCGCAGTCGTGACCTTTCCGCCCGTCCGCAAGTACGTCGCCCCGCCGGTCGAGACCCGTCCCGGGTTCCTCGGCTGGCTTCGCCGTCGACTGTTCGGAGAACCACCACAGTGATCAACCCGCAGGACCGCCGAGGCCCGGAGATGCAAGATCATCTCCGGGCCTCGGCATGCCCGCAGTCGGGCGGGCGGTGAGCCGTGCCCTACTACCTGACCGACGACACCGCGGACCTCGACCCGCGGTGGATGGTGCTCGCCGGCGGCCGCGTGTCCGTGGCCGACCAGCTGTTCGCCTTCTGGCACCGCATGTACGGCGCGACGTCCCGGCACACCCACGACGGCTACCTGACCCACCACGAGGCCCTCACGGCCTGCCGCGGCCGCACACGGCTGCTTGAGCTGCTGCTGACCCCGGTCCTCGGCGAGCGGCCGCTGGTGCACCGCCGCGGCGACACCTGCGACGTGAAGAACTGCATCGACGCCTCGCCGCCGTGGATCGACGGGTACGACTACCGGATCTGCGGCTTCTCCAAGAAGAACCCCACCCGCGCGGAGAAGGCCCGCAACGACGCCCAGAAGCACGACAGCACCGATTCCCGGCTGCGGAAGCTCGTCTACACCCGCGACGGCGGTTGCTGCCGCTACTGCCGCTCTGGGCCGATGTCCTACAAGGGCAGCGGCAACAACAAGGACCGGCGCAAGGTCCTGCAGTACGACCACGTCGACCCCGACCGCGCCGCCGGCCCCGACGGCGACAACTACGTCGTGGCGTGCGGCCGCTGCAACGAGAGCAAAGGCCGCCGCACGCCCGACGAGGCGGACATGGTGCTGCTGCCCGAGCCGACCGAGGCCCAGCGCGACGCCTGGGCCGCCCGCGGCCAGCGCCAGCTCGACCCCGGCGACCCCGCCGCCGACGTCGTCGAGAGCCCCGCCGAACAAGCCGACGAACAAGCGCCAGACAAGCAACCAGGCAACCCGCCGGACAAGCAACCGGACAAGCCACAGCCGGTTGTCGACCTGGTTGTCTCCACACGCAGCCCCGGAGCTGTTCACGCAGGTGAAGTGCGCCTTCAGGTAGGCCAGCAAGGACAACAGCAACCCGCGAAACCGGGCCCCGAAGGGTCCGGGTCGGGTCGGGTCGGGCAGCCACCTGCCGCTCCTGTGCCCGCGTTCTCCGGCCAGCCCGCCCGCGAAGCGGGCGGCCCGGACATCTACCACGGCCGCACCCGCGCACCCGCCCCCGCGACCGGCCTGCCCCCGCCACCCGGCGGTGTCCCGTGACCGGCGGCTACCGCGCACACGACCTGCGCCAGCTCGACTCCCTCGCCGACTTCGAGTCCGCCGTCGAGCACGCCCTGACCGTCGCGTGCCCGTGGTGCTGGCAGCCACCCGGCGCCCGCTGCGTCTACCCCGGCACCGACGAGCCCTTGCACCGCGCGCCGGCGCACTGGCAGCGCATCCGCGCCGCCGACCAGACCGACCCGACGACCCCGCCCGACGAGGAGGCCCCGTGAACCTCTGCAGCTGCGGCAAGCCCGCCCGCCACGCCACCCTCTGCACCGAGTGCACCCGCCAGGTCGTCACCCACCTGCGCGAGCTCGCCACCGGCGGCGTGCTCCGGATGCGCGTGCACCAGCGCCGCATCGACGTCCCGGCCGTGAAGACCCTGCTCCCCGTCGCCGTGGTCGTGGTCCCGGCCCACGTCCGCTACGAGCAGGACCTGCGCGCCGACACCCGCCCGAGCCTCTACGAGCTGCTGATCGACACCCTGGTGCGCCGGGACCACACCGGCAGCGACTCGATCGGCGCCGTCTCCGGCGCGGCCAGCTTCGAGATCGACTTCCACGCCAAGGCCGGCGAGCTGAAGGACACCATCGACGCGCTGATCGCCACCTGGGCCCGCGCGATCGCCAAGCACGGCGGCCTGGAGCTGACCGCCACGACCGTGCGCGGCGCCGCGTCGTGGCTGGCCAAGCACCCGAAGCTGATCGCCGGCCACCCCGACGCCGCCCAGCTGGCCGACCAGCTGCACAAGGTCGTCCGCTCCGCGTGGGCGGTCATCGACCGCGACCCCGAAAAGGTCTACCTCGGCCAGTGCAGCGCGCCCGTGCTCGTCGACGAGCAGATCGGCCAGTGCCCGGCCGACATCTACGCCCCGCGCGGGCGCCCGGTGGTGCAATGCCGCAAGTGCGGCGCGGTCTGGGACGTCGCCCCGCGCCGCGAGCTGCTGCTGTCGCGAGTGGACGAACAGCTGGCCACCCCGCCCGAGATCGCCCGCGCGCTCTCGGAGGTCGGTCAGCCGGTGACCGTGAACGTGATCCACGGCCACATCCACCGCGGGCACCTGACCCGGCACCCGCCGCACCCGCTCGACGAACGGCAGCGCCCGCGTTACCGCGTCGGCGACGTCCGGGCGCTGCTGAAGAACGCCACCGACCGAGAGGCAAGCTGATGCCCAGATTCGACCAGACCACCGCCAAGATCGAGTTCTCCGAGCCCGCGACGGTCGCCGAGCTGATCGAGGCGCTCGAGGACCTGCGCGCGAAGGCCGGACCCGACGCGACCCCGCGCGTGGCCGGCTTCCTCGAATTCGACCTCAACGGCCCGCGCGTCCGCGCGATCTCCGTCGACCTGCCCACCGCACGCGAAAGGACCCGATGATGCCCGACACCACCGACGATTTGCCGACCAGCTGGCCGGACTGGGTCACCATCAGCACCGACAACCGGCCGCTCGACCCGGCCCCGGAGCTCGACGAGCCGCCCATCGACGTCGACCCAATCTGGACGTACGTCTACGACGGGTCGTGCGCCAGCTGCAGCGCGACGACCGAAGGCGACCGCGCCGCGGTGATCCGCTGGGCGCAGGACCACTTCGACTGCGACCCGCCCGCACCTCCCGCACCGCTGGCGCCAGGCGAGCCGGTCGGCCGGATCGAGGACCTGCCGCGCAGTCCCGACGGCACCATCACCATCCCGACCGCCGGCGTCTGGACGATGGGTGAGCCGCCGAACCCGGAGGGCGTATAACGGCGTACACCACGGGGTGACACGCGGGGCAGCGACCCGGTGTTGTCGCTGACCTGGGCGAAGCGCTACATTCCTCACAGTGGGTGATCTGTCCGAAGGGGACGGACCCGCCTGCTCCCCAGCTACACCTGCCGCGAGTCCCGGGATCGGCTCCGGGAGCGAAGCCCCGGCCCCTGGGTCGGGGCTTCGTCATGCCGGGGGTGAGCGATGGCCGCGAAGCACCAGGGGCGGTCCGGCCGGCCGTGGGCCCGGATCAAGGCGCGGTGGAAGGCGACCAGCCGGATCTGCTACCTCTGCGGGCACTGGATCCCGGCGGATGTCCCGCCCAACCACCCGCTGGAGTACACCGTGGACCACATCGACCCGCGGTCGAAGGGTGGGCCGCCCACGATGGAGAACACCGCGCCGGCACACCGGCGGTGCAACAGCCGCAAGGGCGTCAAGGCGCTCGCCGAGCTCGAGCTGCTGAAGACGTCGAGGGCGTGGTGATCACGTGCGGCACGTAGTGCTGATCGCCGGGCCACCCTGCGGGGGCAAGTCCACACTGGCCGGGCAGCTGGCGCAGGCCCGGCCGGGCATCGTGCTCGACCGGGACGTCATCGCCCGGGGCCTGGGCTCGGCGAGGGGGTGGCTGCACGAGGCCGGCCTGACCGAGCGGGCTGAGCAGATCATGGTGGGGGAGATGGCCCGGATCGGGGCGGCCGACGACGTCGTCGCCTACGTGGTGCGGTCGGTGCCCACACCCGGTGCGCGGGCCGAGCTCGCGCACCGGCTGCGGGCCGAGCTGGTCTACGTGGTGGACCCGGGCATGGGCGAGTGCCTGCGCCGCGCGACCGCGGACGGCCGACCCGGGGGTACCCACGCGGGGGTGAGGGAGTGGTACCGCCGGTACGGCCCGAGCGGGGTGGACCGCAGGCCTGAGGCGCCGCGGCTGTCGACCTCGCGCAGGTGGTGAAGTCGATCAAGCGTTGATCGACTTCGCGCACGAAGAAAAGTCCGTTTCGGTCTCGCCGGTCCACTCCGCGCCCACCTGACCCGCCCTCCCCCCCGGACGGATTTTCGACCGGAACGCTGCATGTGTTTGCGCAGGTCAGGGGCATTCGCTGCCGGTGCGTTGCAGGGGGGTTGTTGATCATGGCGGACACGTCCACGGAGCGCGCCCGGCGCTCCCGCGCACACGCCCGCGACGACCATGCGCTCTGCCGGGCGCAGCGCTGCGGCGTGGCCCGCGCGCACGAGAAGGGCGAGCATTCCCGCTGCTCGCCGAGCTGGTGCGAGGCGGCGGCGCAGGCCTCGCTCACCGAGGACCAGGCGGTGCCGGCGGGCGCGGGGTCACCGGCACCGCCGCCCCCGTCCGAGGACGGGTACCGGGTGCGGTCGTCGCTGGTCGAGGACGCCGGCGACGGTGAGTTCGGATCGGCCGGGCTGGAGCTGTGGCAGGCGGCCAACCCGCACGGCGACCTGAAGCCGCTGCAGGTCGTGCTGCTGCGCGAGGCGTGCCGGATCGCCGACCGGCTGGCCGCGCTGGATCGGCGGCTGCACGGCGACGGGCCGTGGCTGGAGCTGTCCACCGAGGACGGCGTGGTCTTCCACGTCGACGTGACCGACGTGCTGAAGGAGGCCCGGGCGCAGGCCAACACCTTCCGCGGCCTGGCGGCCGAGCTGCGCCAGTCCGGAACGGGCGGCCGCGCGGGTGTCCCGGCGCCGGCGACGTCCGGTGAGGGCGAGGGCGAAGGCGAGGGGAACGTTGTCGATTTCTTCGCCGCCGTCGCCGCCAAGCTCGGTGGTGCGCCGGCCTCGGATTAACCTGATCCCGCCGTACGCGGCGACGCTGGGGCCGGAGGCGTGCGCGCTGTCGCGGCAGGCCGGGCTGGTCGCCGACGGCTGGCAGCAAGAGTCCGTGGCGGCGATCCTCGGGATCCGCGCCGACCGGCGGTGGGCCTGCCAGTCCTACGCCGAGTTCGTGGCCCGGCAGAACGGCAAGGGCAGCATCCTGGAAATCCGGGTGCTCTTCGGGTTCCTGGTGCTGGGCGAGCACGAGATCGTGTGGACCGCCCACCTGTTCAACACCGCGATCAAGGCCTTCATCCGGCTCAAGGCGCTCTTCAAGGCGCTCGGTCGGCAGGTCAACGAGAAGGACGACGAGCTCTGGGGAGTGACGATCCCGGGGCTCGGCCGCGAGGTGCTGGTGAAGTTCACCAACACCAACGGCAAGGAATCGATCACCCGCCTGGACACCATGGCGAAGATCGACTTCCTGGCTCGCAGCAGCGGCGGCGGCCGCGGCTTCACCGGCGACTTGCTGATCATCGACGAGGCGTTCGCCTACACCAACGAGCAGCAGGCGGCGCTGCTGCCCTCGCTCTCGGCGCGCAGCATGGAGCAGCCCGGCCCGCAGGTCATCTACACGTCGAGCCCGCCGCTGAAGAGCGATCCGGACATCGTGGTGTTCCGGGTCAAGAAGCGCTCGGAGAGCGACAAGCCCGGGCGGCTGGGGTTCCGGGACTGGGGCCTGGCGGGCGACCTGGAGAACCTCGGCGAGATCGACTTCAACGACCGGTCGCACTGGTGGGCGACCAACCCCGCGCTGGGGATCCGGATCTCCGAGGAGTGGATCGAGGAGACCGAGCTGGGCGAGATGAGCGAGTTCGACTTCGCTCGCGAACGGCTCGGGATCTGGCCGCCGTACCCGGCCGCCAGCGACGACATCATCAGCTTCGCGGTGTGGAAGGACCTGTTCGACGCGACGTCCCAGTTGGGCACGGACTTCGCCTACGCGATCGACATCACCCCGGACCGTAAATGGGGCGCCATCGGCGCGTACGGACCGCGCAGCGACGGGCTCGGTCACGTCGAGGTGCTCGAGCACCGCGAGGGCACGGCGTGGATCGTGCCGCGGCTGGCCGAGCTGGTGAAGAAGTGGAACCCGGTGGCGGTCGCGCTGGACGTGAAGGGCCCGGCCGGGTCGCTGCTGCTGGAGCTGAAGGACGCGGGGATCTCGCTGCCGGCCAAGGGAGACGACGGCAAGATCGCTGAGCCGCGCCGCGGTGACCTGTTCATCCCGACGGCCAACGAATACGCCGGGTCCTGCGGCGCGCTGGTGGACGCGATCGAGCAGGGCAAGCTGCGCCACATCGGCCAGATCCCGCTCAACGCCGCGGTGGGTGGGGTGGCGCCGCGGCCGCTGGGCGACTCCTACGCCTGGGGCCGCAAGAAGTCCGCGGCGAACATCGCGCCGCTGGTTGCCGTCACGCTCGCGCGCCTGGCGTACCTGGCGCGGATCAACGTCCTGAAGGCACCGACGCCGCCGCCGGCGGCTGCGGCTGTTCCCGAGCACACCGGCGGAATCGCCGGTGGTACCGAGCTGTGGCGTCCGACGTCCCGGCTCAAACTCTGAAGGGAGAAGTGGCCATGCGCGCGAAGCTGCAGGTGCACCAGAAGGTCGAGACCGGCGCCGGTGAGCACCGCCAGGTCCAGGTCCAGTTCGCCGCCGTCACCGGCCCGGAGAACGAGGAGTGGGCCCGCTACACCCCGGCGTGCCAGCTCAACATCTCGCTGAAGGGCGAGCTCGGCGACCGCTACGAGATCGGGAAGGCCTACTTCGTGGACTTCTCGCCGGTCGAGCCGACGGACCAGGACTGATCGCAATGGTGATCCGGATCCGGGTGCCCAAGGTGTCGAGCATGCTGCTGGCGAACGTGCTGTTCGTGCTCGGCCTGCTCGGCATCGCCATCACGGTCGGTGGCCTGGCGGGCGCGTGGTGGGGCGGGCTGACCGGCTCGATCCTCGCGGCCGGCCTCGGGTACCTGTCGATGTGGGGTGCCGGCCAGTCCGAGACGGCCGCGGCCGCGCCCGTCGACGAGGGCCAGGCGCTGCGCGCGGTTGAGGAGCCGGCCGCCGCATGAGGTCGATCGTGCCCGTCCCGCGCCGCGCCCGCGAGGCCGCTGCCGCGCGCCCGTCCGCGCGGCGGGTGGCCGAGGCGACCCCGCAGCAGGTGGTCGCGACCGGGGCGTCGCTGGGCTCCTACAACGGGATCGACCCGATCGACGGCGACCGCGGGTTCCGGCCGGCCGGGTCGCAGGGGCGGCAGGTTCCGGCGTGGACGCTGGAGAAGGCGCGCGAGTACAGCGTGGCCGGGTACCGGTCGAATCCGATGGTCAAGGCGATCATCGACACCTACACGAGCTTCTGCGTGGGCGACAAGGGCGTCACCTACCAGGTCACCAACCCCGACGTGGCGCGGGTGGTCGACGAGTTCTGGACCGACCCGGCGAACAACATGGCGGCGCTGCAGGATCCGTGGCTGCGCACCGAGCTGCTCAACGGCGAGTCGCTGACCGAGCTGATGACCGGCTCGACCAGCGGGGTGACGCGGCTGTGCCCGGTGGACCCGTCGATCATCGAAGAGGTCTACCTGCGCGGCGGGAACCCGCTGTGGCCGCAGATGGTCAAGTTCCAGAACGGCGCCGAGCGCGACGAGCTGAAGCTGGTGGCGGTCGACGACTACACCGGGCTGCGCACCGGCGAGGCGCTGCTGTGGACCCCGCACAAGGCGCTGATCACCGACACCCGCGGGCTGCCGTTCCTCTCGACGGTCCTGGACTGGCTCGACTCCTACGACCAGGTCCTGTCGAACCTGATCGACCGCACCGCGCTGGCGCGGTACCTGGTGTGGGACGTGACGGTGAAGGGCGGCCAGACCGACGTCGACAACTTCGTCAAGGCCCGAGGCGGCACACACGTGCCACGCTCGGGCTCGGTCGAGGTGCACAACGAGTCGGTGGAGTGGAACGCGAAGACGGCGCAGACCGGCGCGTTCGAGGACACCGAGGCCGCGAGCAGCGTGCTGACGCTGGCCGCGGCCGGGTCCGGGCTGTCGAAGACGTGGCTCGCCGAGCCGGACGGCGCGAACCGGGCGACGTCGCTGTCGATGGCGGAACCGGTGCGGCGTCGCATCTCCGGGGTGCAGGGCCTTTACCTGGCCGAGCAGGCCGAGCTGCTGCGCTACGTCGTCGACCGGGCGGTCGCGGCGCGGCGGCTGGCGGCCGAGGTCGAGGCGCGCGACCCGGCGTCCGGGCAGTCGCTGATGGTCAAGGCCTCCCAGACGGTGACGGTGCACGGCCCGGAGGTCGCCGCGGCCGACGCCCAGATCTCGGCGCAGGTGCTGATGAACCTGTCGATCGGGCTGGACAAGCTGCGCAGCATCGGCGCGCTAAGCAAGGAAGCCGCGAAGCAGGCGGCGAAGAAAGCGTGGGAGGACTTCGTCGGCGTGCCCTACCGCGCCGAGCTGGACGACCCCGAAGGCGACGTCGACGACGTCGCTACCCATGTCGACGGCAACACCGCCGACGGCAAAAAGGGCGGCAAGCTCATTGCTCTGCCCTGAGTCCACTGTGGAGGAAGCAATGACGTGGTCCCTGGACCAGGCGGCCCGCGTGATGGGCATGCCCGTGCACGAGGTCCTGGCGGTGGCGGAAGTGGGCAACGCCCACGTCGTGACCACCCACGACGGCCAGCACACGGTCATCACGTCCGACGGCATCGCGCACGCGATCAAGCGAGGTGCGAGCCGGGATGACCTGCTGGCGCTCGGGTTCGACGAAGACGAGGTCGCCGAGCTCGACGCGGCGCGCGAGAGCGCGGACCCGGCCACCGCGGACCCGGCCACCGGCGGGCAGCAGGGCCTGGACCCGAACGCGGCCGCGGTCGCCGAGCGGGCGCGCCTGGCGCTGGAGCACCCGGACGGCCAGGTCCCGCCGCCGCCGGTGCCGGTGCCGCACCCGGAAGCCGCCGCGGACGACCTGACCCCGCGCGGCGAGGCGCTGGAGCAGACGACCGGCGGGAAGTCCGAGGAGCAGCAGCAGGCCGAGGCCAAGGCCAAGGGCGACGGCGGCCAGGGCAACGGCGGCACCACGCCGCCGGCGGGCGACGAGGTTCCGGACGGCAACGCCCAGTCGGTCCTGGACTGGGTCGGCGACGACGAGGACCGCGCGCGGCGCGCGCTCGAGGTCGAGCAGGGCCGCGAGAAGCCGCGCACGGGTCTGGTCGCCGAGCTGGCGAAGAAGGTCGAGCAGGCATGAGCGAGCACCCGCCGGTGTGCTCGGACCCGGGATGCGGCCCGTGCGCGCAGGAGCGCGCTCAGGCCGGTTTCCGGGGCGAGCCGATCGAAGAGCAGGGAGGGCCCGCGATGGCGTCGCAGGTGGCGTGTCCGCAGTGCGGGCACCAGTTCGTGCCCGAGCGTCCCGTGCGGGTGACCGAGACGGCCGTGACCGAGTCGACCACGGTGCCGGCCGGGGCGGTCGAGTACGCCGACCCCGGCTGGCAGCCCGACCGGCGGGCCCGCTACCCGCTGGGCACCGACGGCCAGGTGCGGGAGAGCTGGGCGCACCTGGCCGCCCACGAGACGCCGTACGACGCGCGGCAGCTGCAGCAGCTGCGCGGCAAGATCCGCGCCGCGGCCAAGGCCCGGGGGATCGAGTTCGACAGCAAGGCGGCCGAGGCGTGGATCTCGGGCACCCTGTCGTTCTCGGACCTGCAGGAGCGGGTGCGCACCGCGGTCCGGGCGAAGGTGTCCACCGACTGCGATGACGGCTACTACCGCTACGTGTGGATCGCGGACATGTCCGCCGAGGAGGTCGTCTACTCCGTCGAGTACGGCCCGCAGTGCGCGCTGTTCCAGTGCACGTACTCGGTCAGCCCGGACGGGACGTCGGTGGAGCTGGGCGAGCCGGTCGAGGTCGTCAAGACCTACGCGCCGGCGCCGAGCTCGAGCGCCGAGGGCGACGCCGCCGCGCAGGGGGCGGCGGCCGCGGTCGCCGAGGCCGGCGAAGTGCTGCCCGGGCGGGTGCTGGAGTCGGTGATCCAGGGCCGGGTGCTGGAGTCCAAGGGCAAGGACTCCGACGGCAACCGGGTGTTCCGGATCGAGGCGATCGCCTACGGCGACAGCAAGAACCGCCGCCGCTACCCGGAGACGGTGATGCGCTCGGCGGTCTCGGCCTACGAGGGCGCGAAGATCTACGACCACCACCGCACCGAGGCCGAGCTGGCGACCGGCACGATCGTCGGGCTGGTCGGGTTCCTGCGCAACGTCGAGGCCGGCAGTGCCGCGATCGAGGCCGACGCGGTGATGCTGCCCTCGGCGGTGCAGGCGATCGAAGCCCTGGAAGCGGCGCTGGCCGCGCAGACCGACGGGCTGGCCCCGATGGTCGGGTTCAGCCACGACGCCATGGGCACGTTCAAGACGGTGACCGAGGGTGCGCTGCAGCTGCAGGAAGCCACCGCGATCACGAAAGTCCTGTCGGTCGACATCGTGTCCGACCCCGCCGCCGGCGGGAAGGCCACGCGTGTTGTCGCGGGCGGAATCACCACCAACGACCCCGCGGGCACGGCGCCCGGCGGGGAGAGCACGAAGGAGACCGACGTGACGTTCACGAAGGCGGACGTGCTCGCTGCGCTCAAGGACGCCACGCCCGCGGAGCTCGCCGCGGCCGGTCTGAGCAAGGCGAGTGAAACCACCACCAGCACCCCGGCCGGCACCACCCAGCCCGGCGGCACGGAAACCAAGGCGACCGAGACCGAGACGGTGCGCGTGGGCGAGGCCAAGGACTCGTTCATGGGCCGCCTGCTGATCAAGTCCAAGGTGGACGACGCCGGTTTCCCCGAGGCCGCGCGCGCTTCGGTCACCGAGTCGGTCACCGCGGCGCTGCCGGACCGCTTCACCGAAGCCACGGTCGACGCCCAGATCGCCGCGATCAAGGCGGCCTGGTCCACGCTGGAGCGCGCCGAGCTCGCGCCGCGGCACACGGTGCAGGTGACCCAGGAGGCGCTGAGCAAGAAGGTCGACGCGCTCGACGCGTTCTTCGCCAACGACTTCAGCAACGGCTACCGCAGCTTCAAGGAGGCCTACGTCGACTGGACGGGCGCGCGGCCGCGGTCGTTCGACGAGGACTTCAACCGCACCATCCTGGCGGCCAGCTTCGGCCAGGGCTACAGCTCCGGCCGCTCGCGTGAGGCGATGCGCTCGACGGAGTCGATGGTCGCCGCGTCCTGGGCGCTGGCGCTGGGTGACTCGATCACCCGCCGGATGATCGCCGACTACAACCAGCCCAGCCTGCAGAACTGGCGCCAGCTGGTGAGCTCGACGCCGCCGATCAACGACTTCCGCACGCAGCGGATCGAGCGGATCGGCGGGTACGGGGTGCTGCCGGTCGTCAACGAGGGGGCGCCGTACCAGCCGCTGACCTCGCCGACGGGTGAGGAGATCACCTACGCGATCAGCAAGAAGGGTGGCACGGAGGACATCACCCTGGAGATGATCGCCAACGACGACATCCGGGCGATTTCCAAGATCCCGACGCGGCTCGGGCTGGCCGCGGCGCAGACGCTGTTCCGGTTCGTCTGGGACATGCTGGTCGTCAACGGCGCGACCACCTACGACGGCACGGCGCTGTTCCACGCGCTGCACGCCAACACCGACACCAACGCGCTGAGCCAGACGAACCTCTCGGCCGGCCGCGCGAAGATGCGCCAGCAGAAGGCCTACGGCGACGCGTCCAACGTGCTGTCGATCATCCCGAAGACGCTGATCGTGCCGTCCGGGCTGGAGGAGCTCGGCTGGCAGCTGGCCACCTCGGCGGTCGCGATCCCGGCCACCCCGGCCGGGCCGACGAACACCCCGAACCTGCACCAGGGCCTCGAGCTGATCGTGCTCGACTACTGGACCTCGCAGACCCAGTGGTACCTCGGGGCCGACCCGGCGTTCTGCCCGACGCTGGAGATCGGGTTCTACCAGGGCCGCCAGGAGCCGGAAATGTTCACCCAGGCCGACCAGACCGTGGGCAGCATGTTCGACGCGGACAAGCTGACCTACAAGATCCGGCACATCTACAGCGGCGCGGTGCTCGAGCACCGCGGCCTCTACCGCGGCAACGCCTGACCGGCGCCCGCCTCCCGTCGCACCCCAGTAACCCCCTCGCGGCCACACGCCGCTGCCCCTTGCGAGCCGGCACCACGCGGGTGCTCCGGCGGGGGCCGCGGCGTGTGGCCGCACCCGTATCCGCCTCCTGAACGGGGAGAACCGTCATGCCGAAGTTCACCGACCTCGCCGGGGACCTGCTCTACGGGATCGAGGTGCCGGCCGTCGCCGCCGGCGCCGCGGTCGAGCAGCCCGGCCTGATCCTGCCCAAGGGCGCGCTGATCACCTCGGTGCGCTGGGTGCCGGGCGCCGCGATCACCGCCAACGGCACCAACTTCGCGACCATCAGCCTGCGCAACCGGGGCAGCAACGGCGCCGGGTCCGTGGTGCCGTGGTCGCGGTCCTACGCCGCCGGCAACGGCACCGCGAACGCCGCGGACTCGGGCACGCTCTCGGGCACGTCCAGCGACCTGCAGCCCGCCGCCGGGGACGTCCTGACCGCCACGATCGCGCACTCCGGCACGGGCCTGGCGATCCCGGCCGGTCTGCTGCAGGTCGCGCTGCGGTGGCGTTCGTGACGTCGCAGGCCGAGCCGCGCAACGTGACGGGGACCGGCGCGGTGAGCGCCGGTCCCTGCACGTTCCGCGGCCTGTCGCTGCGCGACACCAGCGGATCGGCGAACGTGGTCACCCTGTTCGACAACGCGTCCGCGGCGTCGGGAACGGTCGTGGCCACGATCGCGCTCGCCGCGAACGGCAGCGGCCACGTCAACGCCCCGGACGGGCTGCGCTGCGCGGCCGGGCTCTACCTGCAGGCGGCCGGCGCGCTGGTCGGCTCGGTGTGGGTGGGCTGAGCCGGTGGAGCTGACACGGGTCGTGCTCGGCCAGGCGGCCACTCTGCGGCACGTCTTCCTGCTCGACGAGGAGACCCCGGTCGACGTCTCGGCCGGGTCCGTCGCCGTCGTGCTGAAGGACCCGGCCGGGACGACCGTGGCCTCCGGCACCGCGGCGCACGGCGGCACCGGGGAGTACACGTTCGTGCTGCCGGCGCAGGCCGCGGTGACGCTGCTGACGGTCACCTGGACCGGCACGATCGCCGGCAACCCGACCACGGTCACCGACCTGGTCGAGGTCGCCGGCGGGACGTTCTTCACCATCGCCTACATCCGCGCGGCCGACGCGCAGCTGGCCGACGTCGAGGACTTCCCGACGCCGGTGCTGGTGGCCGCACGGCTGGAAACCGAGCTGGAGTGCGAGGCGATCTGCGGCCGCGCGTTCGTCCCGCGCTACTGGCGGGAGACCCTCGACGGCACCGGTACCTCCGACGTCCTGCTGGGCAAGGCCGATGTGCGGGCGATCCGCTCGGCCGCGGTCGCCCCGCGCACCGGGCTGCCGACGGTGGCGCTGTCAGCCGGGCAGCTGGCGGCGCTGGCGGTCACCGCGGACGGGATGCTGCGGCGCACCGACTCCGGCTTCTGGACCGAGGGCAACGCCAACGTCGTGCTCGAAGGCGAGTACGGGCTGGACGCGCCGCCGCAGCCGCTGCGCGAGGCCGCGCTGGTGCGGCTGCGCAGCCTGGCCAACAAGCACCGCAGCATGGTGCCGGACCGCGCGTCCAGCTTCACGTCGGTGGACGGCGGCACGTACCGGCTGACGCTGCCCAAGCGCAAGTCCACCGGGATCCCGGACGTCGATGCGGTGTACGCGCGGTACGGGCTCGACGCCGAGGACGGCAGCACCGGCAGCTCCGGGGCGCCGGCGTCACGGCAGCTCAACTTCGACCCGCAGTGGCTGAGCATGTTCCACGGTGGGGTGCGCTGATGGCCGGCACCGCCGCGGTCACGGCGAAGAAGGCGCTCGTCGACGCGCTGGCCGCGCAGACCGGGCCCGGGCTGCCGCTGGAGAAGATCCAGGTGGCGTACGGAAACCCGGGCAAGTACATGCAGCGGGAGTGCATCTTCTTCGGCCGGGTCCGGATCGACCAGACGCTGTCGACGTTCGCCTCGCCGAGCGTGGGCGGCGGGCGGCAGCCGCGCACCGAGATCGCGACGCTGTCGGTGTACGTCGCCGTCCGCAAGATCAAGTCCGATGTGTACGCCGCCGAGCTGCGCGCGGCCGAGCTCGGCACGGTGCTCGAAGAGCTGCTCGCCGGCGACCCGACCGGCGGCGGCCAGGTGCTGGTGCAGACCGTCGAGTCCGGCGACATCGAGTCCAGCTTCGACGACGAGGGCGCCGACGCCGTCCTGACCTACAGCGTGACCGTGCGCTCCGAGCTGGTGTGACGAGAGGGGTGGGCACATGAGCAAGCAGGTGCTGCTCAACGCGCGAATCTTCACCGGTGGCGCCGACCTGACCGGCAACAGCAACAAGGTCGAGTGGTCCAGCGAGTTCGACGCGCAGGACACCACGAGCTTCGGTTCCGGCGGCTGGGGCGAAGTGATCGCCGGGCTCGCCGAAACCGAGGTCTCGGCCGAGGGCCAGTGGGAAGCGTTCGACGCGTCCAAGGTGGACGACAACCGGTGGGCCGCGCTCGGTGGGCTGTCGGGGTGGACGGTCACCCCGGGCGGCGCGAGCGTGGGCACGCTGGCCTACTTCACCAACGCGCTGAACGGTTCCTACGAGCTGCTCGGCGAAGTCGGCTCGGTGGCGCCGTGGAAGGCCAAGGCGATGGGCACCTGGCCGGTGGTGCGCGGGCAGATCGGCCACGACCCGGGCACCGCGCGCACCGCGACCGGCACCGGCGCCGGCGTCCAGCTCGGCGCCGTCGCCGCCGGGAAGCAGGTCTACGCGGCGCTGCACGTGCTCTCGGTCGCCGGCACCGCGTCGCCCACGATCACGGTCGCGGTCGAGTCGGCGCCCGACAACACCTTCGCCGCGCCGACCACCCGCACCACGTTCGCCGCGGCGACCGCGGTGAGCGGGCAGATCCAGCGGGCCGCGGGCCCGGTCACCGACACCTGGTGGCGTCCGAAGTGGACGATCTCCGGGACAACTCCGTCGTTCCTGTTCGTCGTCGCTTTCGGCATCGCGTAAAGGAGAAACACTCATGGCCAAGATGGTGCTGCTGGCGTCGTTCGTCACGCTCAACGCCAGCGACCTGTCCAGCTACTGCAGCTCGATCGAGGCCACGGCCGAGGTCGACGAGCAGGACGTCACGACGTTCGGCTCCGGCGGCTGGAAGGAAGTCCTCGGCGGGCTCAAGAGCGGGTCGATCAAGCTGAAGTTCAAGCAGGACTTCGCCGCGGCCGCGCTCGACGCGATCATGTGGGCGCTGCTGGGAACGGTTGTCACGTTCGAAGTCCGGGCCGTCAACTCCGCGCGGTCGACGTCGAACCCCGGCTACACCGGCAACTGCCTGATCAAGAAGTGGGTGCCGATCTCCGGCGACGTCGGGTCCGCGGCCGAAGTCGACGTCGAGTTCCCGACTTCCGGCGCGATGGCACGCCAGACCGCGTAGGCCGCGATGCCCGTCGAGCTGGACTTCTCCCCGGCCGAGCGGAAGTTGATGGAGATGGCGCGGGCGCTGCGGCTGGAGGAGGACGGCAAGGCGCTCAAACGCGACATCGTGAAGCAGCTGCGCAAGGCCGCCCAGCCCGTCCGCCAGGCGGTGCGCGCGTCGATCCGCTCGGCGCCGACCACCGGGCACGCCGGCCGCAGCATCCGCTCGGCGATCGCCCAGAAGACTCAGGTCGTCGCGAAGCTGAACGGCAAGGCCGTCGGTGTGCGGATCGTGGCGAAGGAAACCGGCTCGCTGCGCAACTTCCGCAACGCACCGCGGCGGTTCAACTCGCCGCTGGGCTGGCACCACCTGACGTTCGGGCGCGAGCCCGAAGTGGACCAGCTCGGGAAACCGGGCTGGTTCGACGACACCATCGCCGACCGGAAACGCGAATTCCGGACGGCGGTGGAGGAAGCAGTGAAAGAGGCCGCCCAGCGGGTGGCGAGGAGGGTGAGATAAATGAAGATCACACTGACCGAAAACGGCAACGGACCGCAGGTGTGGGACTTCGATCCCGACGACGTGCGGGCCCGCGACGCCGAGCTGATCGAAGCGAAGCTCGGCGTGGCGTGGGAGTCCTTCCCGCTGGCGGTGATGCAGGGCAGCGTCCGGGCCCGGCGTGCGCTGCTGTGGCACCTGCGCCGCCAGGCGCACCCGAAGCTGCGCCTCGACGACGTCGACTTCCGGCCCAAGGACCTCAAGGTGGAGCTGGACGTGCCGGAGTGGCGGCTCTGGCGGGGAAAGATCGCCCTGATGGGGGACCTGTCCGACGAGCTGCGCGACCGGGCGCTGGCGTGGGTGGACCAGGAACTGGCGCAGGCCGAGGCCGGTGAGGACCCCGCCGCGGCCGCGGCGCCGGGAAAAGCCGACTCCGCGCCGCCCGCGAGCGTTACCAGTTCCTGATCGCCCACATCCTGCACACCCCGGTGGGTGAGCCGCAGGAGCGCCTCACGGTCGCCCAACTGACCGGGGCGATCGAGTTCGTCGACGAATTCCTCAAAGAGCGCAACCGGCAATAGCGCGCGCTTTTCGTGTGCCAATTGAATAGCGGGGAGGTGTTTGTCATGTCGGATACCTCCCTGCTGTTCAACATTCTCGGCCGCGAGACCGTGTCCAAAGTGTTCGCCGAGATCCGCCGCGACGCGATCGCCACGGCGGGTGTGCTGCGCATGGTCGGCGAGACGACCGGCAAGCAGGCCAAGGACAACCTGGCCGGGATCGGGTCGCTGACCAAGCAGTTCGCGATCTTCGGCGGGGTCGCCTCGGCCGCCTCGCTGGCCGCCGGTGGCGGGCTGGCGGCGCTGCCGCTGCTGTTCGCCGGGATCGGCGCGAAGATCCTGGCCGAAAACGCGGTGGTGAAAAACGCCTTCACCGGGCTCGGCCAGCACGTCACCACCGTCCTGACCTCGGCGGCGCAGCCGCTGGTGCCGGTATTCAAGGGCATCGCCGGCGAGCTGGGCAAGACCTTCGACCAGCTCACCCCGGCGATCCGGACGGTCTTCTCCACCATCGGCCCCTACCTGACCACCCTGACCGAGGGCGTGACGGCGTTCGCGTTCAACGCGATGCCCGGGTTCCTGACCGCGATCCAGTCCGCGGGGCCGGTGTTCGACGGGCTGGCCGACCTGCTCGCCTCCCTCGGCGAAGGGGTCGGCGGGCTGTTCGCGAACCTCTCGACCGCCGCCGGCGCGGCGGGCGCCGCGTTCTCCGCGCTCGGCCCGTTCCTGGCCGACACCCTCAACGTGCTCGGTGCCGTGCTCGCCGAGCTGGCCAAGGCCGGCGCCCCGATCCTGCAGGCGATCCTGCCGGTGATCAGCACCCTGATCGACGGCCTGGCCGGCGCGCTGATCCCGGTGATCCAGTCCCTCGCCCCGGTCCTGGTGTCGGTCGCGCAGGCGGTGCAGCCGCTGGCCGACGCGCTGGTCGGCGCGTTCGCCGCGGCCGGCCCGGCGATCACCGAACTGTTCACCCAGCTCGGGTCGCTGCTGACCGGCTCGCTGCTGCCGGCGTTCACGCAGATCCTGCAGGCCGTCACGCCGCTCATCCCGGCGTTGTTCTCGCTGCTGTCGCCGATCATGCCGCTGGTCCCGGCGGTCGCCGAGATCGCCGCTCAGCTGGCCGGCGCGCTCGCCCCGATCCTGCTGCAGCTGATGCCGATCGTGTCCCAGATCGCCGGGCTGATCTCGACGTTCCTGGGCGACGCGCTGCGCCAGATCGCCGCGGCGATCGTGCCGCTGCTGCCCACCCTCGGCCAGCTCGCGGCCACGCTGGGCGGGGCGATCCTGCAGATCCTCACGGCGCTGCAGCCGGTCTTCACCGCGGTGATCGGCGCGCTGCTGCAGCTGCTCCCGCCGATCGTGCAACTGCTGCCCCCGCTCGCGCAGCTGGTCGTCGCGATCACCCCGATCATCACCCTGGTCGCCCAGCTCGCGGCCTGGCTGATCAACCTGCTGGCCCCGGCCCTGACCTGGCTCATTCAGCGGTTCGTCGACTTCGAGACCTTCATGATCGGCACCTGGACCACGACCCTGAACTGGCTGACCAGCCACATCGGTCCCGTGTGGGACGCGATCAAGGCCGCCATCGGCTGGGCGGTCGACGGCATTAAGGGCATCCTCAACTGGTTCGGGTCGCTGCCGGGCAAAATCGCCGGGTGGTTCCAGTCCGTTAAGGACTGGATCGTCATCAAGTGGAACGACGCGATCGGTTGGCTGCGCGGCATTCCCGGCCGGATCCTCGACGCACTCGGCGACCTCGGCAACCTGCTGGTCCGCGCTGGCCGGGCCATCCTCGACGGGTTCCTGAGCGGTCTGAAAAGCGCGTGGAAGTCGGTGACCGACTTCGTCGGCGGCATCGGGTCCTGGATCTCCGCGCACAAGGGCCCGCTCTCCTACGACCGCCAGCTGCTCGTGCCGGCCGGGCTCGCGATCATGGGCGGTTTCCACGGTGCGCTCGTCGACGGCTTCGGCGCCGTGCGCGGCTTCGTCGGCGGCATCGGCGACGAGATCGCCCGCGCGGCCGGCGGTTCGCTCGGCGGCACGATCGGCATCAACGGCGGCGCCAGCGCCGGAGCGTCGGCGGGCGCCGCCGCCCAGGCCGTGCAGGTGCGGTTCATGACCGACGGCACCACCGCCGGCGCGGCGCTCCTGGGCGTGATCAGGGAAACCGTGCGCGGGGACTACGGCGGCGACCTGCAGGCGGCGTTCGCGTGACCGCCCCGGTTTTCCCGTTCGCCCCGCGCGATGTCACGGTCGAGATGTACGCGCTCGGCGGCTGGCAGGACATCTTCAGCGACGTCCAGGTCGCCGACGGCGCGGTCATCACCATCACCCGCGGCCGCCCGAACGCCTCCGGCGACGCACCCGCCCAGTCGTGCACCCTGCGGCTGAACAACCGCACCGGCAAGTACTCCCCGAAAAACCCGATGTCGCCGCTCTACGGGCCGACCGGGCTCGGACGCAACACCCCGGTGCGGATCGCGGTGCGCACGGCCAAGGACAGCTTCACCGGCCGTACGGTCTCCAACGGCTGGACCTCGGCCGACGTCGGCGGACTCTGGGACATGGGGTGGACCGGCGCCGGTTCCGGTGTCGGCGACTTCGCGGTGTCCGGCGGCGCGGGCAAGCACACGGTGCTGACCGCCGCCAGCTACCGGTACACCAACCTGACGAGCCAGCTCTACCACGACGTCGACGTCGCGGTGACCGTGTCGCTGCCCTTCTCGGCCGCGACCGGCGGGAACGTCGAGCCGGCCAACCTGATGATCGGCGGCCTGTCCGGAACCGACTACTTCCGGGCCCTGCTGAAGGTCACCCCGGCCGGGACCGTGACGCTGGCGATCATCCACTTCGACGGCACCGTCGTGGTCGCCGACACCACCGTGACCGGGCTGACCTTCACCGGGCAGGCGCTGCGGGTGCGGTTCGCGAGGGACGCGCAGAACCTGCGCGCGAAGGTCTGGCCGGCCGCGGCCGCCGAGCCCTACGCGTGGACCGTCGACGGGCGCACCGACCGCCTCTTCCGCCGGGCACCCGGGTGGGTCGGGATCCGCTCCGGCCTGGCATCAGGCAACACCAACGCACCGGCGGTGTTCTCCTACACCAACTTCGAGGTGCGGGTGCCCCGCTACGCCGGCGAGATCAGCAAATGGCCGCCCAGCTGGGACGTCTCCGGCAACAACGTCTGGACCACCCCGACCACGTCCGGGATCCGCCGGCGCCTCGGCCAAGGACAGACCCCGTTGCGGGGCACGTACCTGCGCGGGAACCAGACGATCAGCCCGTCGAACCTCGCGTACTACCCGGTCGAGGAAGGCACCGACGCCACCCAGATCGCCTCCGGCCTCGGCGGCGCGCCGATGCTCATCTCCGGCCCGGGCAAAACGCAGTTCGCTGCGGACTCCTCGTTTCCCGGCTCGCTGCCGATCGCCAAGCCGAACAACACCCGGTGGGTCGGCGCGCCCATCATCGGCGCCGCGGCGACCGGCCAGATCCAGTCGACATTCCTGCTGTCGGTGCCCTCCACCGGCGAAACCGATCAGGCGACGTTCCTGCAGATCCAGACCACGGGAACCTGCGCGTTCGTCGACGTCTTCTATCAGACCGGCGGGAACATCCTGCTGCGGTTCTACGACCAGACCCGGACCGCGATCAGCACCTCCGCACCGATCGTGCCGACGCTCGGGCTGCTCGGCGTACCCCTGATGCTCTCGGTCGAGCTCACCCAGGTCGGGGGCAACGTCAGCTGGGTGCTCGGCCTGCTCTACCCGGGCGACAGCGGAGGCGGTTTCGCCACCACCCCGGTGACCATCGTCGGGTACACGATCGGCGCACCGGTTCGCGTGTCGGCATCGCCCTACACCCAGGTCAGTGCCTCGGCGATGGGACACATCACCGCGCGCAACAACATCGCCAGCATCTTCGCGCTGCGCTCGCAGCTCAACGCCTACAGCGGCGAGACGACCAGCGCGCGGGTCGCGCGGCTGGCCGCGGAGAACAGCGTGCCGTTCCAGGAGTCACGCAACGTCGGGGTCGGCAGCGCCGCGCTCGGCCGCCAGGGCGTGGCGAACCTGACCGACCTGATCGACGACGCGGTCAAGGCGGACCTGGGCAGCCTCTACGAATCGCGCAGCGTCCTGGGGCTGTGGCTGCGCACCCGTTCCTCGCTCTACAACCAGCCCGCCGTGCTGGCCCTGGACTACAGCGCGGACGGGCACGTGCCGCCGCCGTTCCTGCCGGTCGAAGACGACGCCGCGACCCGCAACGACATGACCGTCACCCGCACGAACGGCAGCTCGTCGCGGGTGACCCAGACGACCGGGCCGCTGGCGGTCACCGCGCCGACGGACGGCGCGGGCGCCGGCCGCTACGACGACGCGCTCACGCTGAACCTGGCCGCCGATTCCCAGACCGCCGATACCGCGGGGTGGCTGGTGCACGTCGGCACCAACGACGAGGCCCGGTACGCGTCGCTGACGGTCAATCTCGCCGCGCTGGCCCAGTACGACCAGGCGCGGGCGCTGGCGGCGCTGGCGGTCAATCTCGACGACCGCATCACCGTCGCCAACCCGAAGCTGGAGATCAGCCCGGACACGCTGTCGCTGCTGGCCCGCGGCTACACCGAGAAGATCGGCCAGTTCGAGCACACCATCACGTTCAACTGCGCGCCCGAGTCCTCGTTCGAGACGCTGCAGCTCGACACCGCCGGGTCCAAGTGGGACGCCGGCGACAGCCAGCTGGCGGCCGCGGCGACGTCGACGGCGCCCACGCTGGTGGTCGCCTCGCCGTCCGGGCAGCAGTGGACCACCAACCCGGCGGCGATGCCGATCTCCCTGCGCGTCGGCGGGGAAATGGTGTCGGCGACCGCGGTGGCCAACGAGATGCTGTCGAACACCGGCTTCGAGGCGGGCCTGTCGCCGTGGGGCAACTCGGGCACGAGCTCGTTCACGCAGAGCGGCACCCAGAAGCACTCCGGGTCCTTCGCCGCGCGGCTGGTGCCGACCGGGGCGGCGGCGACGGTGAGCATGGGCAGCGAGCAGATCCCGGTCGTGGCCGGCATGCCGGTGACGGTGTCGGGGTGGGCATGGTTCACCAACGCCGTCGCCGGCAACTTCGCGCTGGCGGTGAACTGGCTGACCGCGGCCGGATCGTTCATCTCCACCTCGCTGGTCGCCGGGTCCGCCTCGGCGGCGACCTGGACCCCGTTCACCAGCACCTACACCGCCCCGGCCGGGGCGGCGCTGGCGCAGCTGATCCCGCTGCTGTCGGGGACACCGGCGGCCGGGCAGGTGTTCTACGTCGACGACCTCAGCTTCCAAGGGCCGCAGACGTTCACCGTCACCCGCAGCGTGAACCGGGTGGTCAAGGCGCAGACGGCCGGGACCGCGATCGGGCTGGCGCGGCCCGCGACTTTGGCTCTGTAGAGGGGGAAACGACGTGGGATTTCTGGCGGGCGATGACGCCGTCGCGGACCTGATCAACCGGGCGTGCGGCGGCTACGAGCAGGGCAAGTGGACGATCAACGCCGACCTGGCGCTGGGCACGCCCACCCTGATCAACAACTGGGTGCCCTACATCGGCACCTCCGGCCAGGTGAACTCCGGCATCTCCGTCGCCGCCGGCGTCTTCACCGTCGGTGTCGGCGGGGAGTACTTCATCAGCCTGTCCGTCCGGCACAGCGCGACCGCCGCGGGCGGGCACTACTGCTTCATCGCCGGGTCCGGCACGACACAGACCTGGTCGAAGAGCTCGGAGACCGGGGCGCTGAACACCTCGTGCGCGGTGTCGATGAAGATCCCGGCGGGCGGCAACTTCCGTTGCTACGGCTACTCATCCCCGGGCAGCAACGCCACTCGCGAAGGCGCGAGCGACCTGGTGACCGGTGTCGCGGTGTACCGGCTGGGCAACTGATGACGCTCCACTCTGGACAGAAAGCGGGGTGGGCGTGAGTGATCTCGCCGAGCTGCTCCCGGGAATCGCCGCGTGCATCACGTCCGTGGGCGGCATCGTGGTCAGCCTCTACGCGATCAAGCGTGGCTCCAAACGGGAGCGCGAGCGCGCGGCCGAGAAGGCGATCGACAAGGTCACCGGCGGCAGCGAGGACGAGGACCAGGACGACGATCAGCGGGCCGCGATCGCCGCGGTCGTCGAGGAAATCCTTAAGCGCCAACCGAAGGACGGCGAACCGTGACGGGTGAGATCGAGCGGGGCATCGTGAAGCCGGCCGCCAAGGAAGCACGCGAGCCGCGCACGCAGTGGCTGGTCTACCTCGGCGTGACGCTGGTCCTCGGCGGACTGGTGTGGCTGGCGGTCATCGCGTTCAGCCAGTCCGGCGAGATCGCGGCGCTGCGCGAGGACAGCCGCGACGGACAAGGCGCGATCGCGCAGCTGGCCGAGCAGGTACGCCAGCTCGGCGGCACCCCGGTCGTCCAGCCCGCACCCGCGGGCGCGACCGGCGCGACGGGTGCGACCGGCGTGCCGGGGCTGCCCGGGCGCGACGGCAAGGACGGCGCCCCCGGGCAGACGCCGCCGTGCCTGACCACCCCGCAGCAGTGCGTCGGCGCCGACGGGAAACCGGGCCAGAACGGCACCCCAGGGACGCCAGGGACGGCCGGGACGCCGGGCGTGGCCGGAACCCCCGGGAAGGACGGCGCGCCCGGCACACCCGGCTCGGACGGCAAGGACGGCGTGTCGGTCACCCGGCAGTACTTCGACCGCGACGACGCCGGCGCGTGCCACACCTACAACGACTTCAGCGACGGCCGCACCCGCGTCGACCAGGGCGCGGCCGGCGACGCCGCGTGCCCGCCGAGCTCGCCGCCGCCAACCGAAACGACGCCGGCGGTGCTGCCGTCCGCGCTCACGAACCGCCGAAGGGAATGAGCATGGCCGCACAACCGATCACGTTCGTCATCGACGTCAGCCACCACCAGCCGCTGTCGCTCGACCTCGCGCAGACCCGCCGCGACGGGTGCGAACTGTGCCTGATCAAGGCCGGTGAAGGCGGGTCCTACGTGGACCCGTACTTCGCCAGCAACCTCGCCGAGTCCCGCGCCGCCGGCCAGCTCGTCGGCGCGTACTGGTTCATCCGCGCGAACGCCACCCCGGCGCAGCACGTCGCGCTGATGCGCGCCACGGTGCCGAAGGACGTGCCGGTGATCCCGGACGTCGAGACCGCGGCCGACGGATCGAAGCCGTCCTACGCGCACGCGACGAACGTGCTGAACGCGATCCGCGCCGAGGGCTGGCGGGTGCCGGTCGGGTACATCCCGCTTTGGTACTGGCGCGACGTCTGGGGCCGGCCGACCCTCACGGGCTGGCCCGACCTGTGGTCGAGCCGCTACCCGAACAACCGCGTCGGCACGCTGGCCGACGAGTGGGCCGAGGTGCCGGAGTCGTACTGGACCGGCTACGGCGGCCGCGACGTCGCGTTGCTGCAGTTCACCAGCAGCGCGCGGATCGCCGGATACGCGCCCCTCGACGCGTCCGCCTACCGCGGCACGCGCGCTCAGCTGGCCGCGCTCTTGGGCCAGTCCACCAGCGGCGGGGCCGGCGGCTCCGTCCTCACCACCGGAGTAGTCGACATGCTCGAGCGCATCACCGTCACCTCGCCGAACGACGGCGTCAACACCGTCCGGGTCAACCTCTCCGGCACCGACGTCGCCGCGATCCTGGCGCGCCCGCCCCTGAACAAGGACGGCGACGCGGCCAGCCCGCTGTGGATCGGGAACATCTACGCGTGGGGGTCGGACAAGGCCGGCGTCGGCCACAACCCCAAGGCGGACCCGAACTACAAGGACCGCGTGCTGTCGCAGCGCCGGTTCGCGCTGCCGGGCGCCTGCTGGGCGGACCTGGAGTACTCGGCCCCCAAGGGCACCGCCTTCGTGCTCGACCTCTTCTGACCGCCCGCCCGCCACTCACCCGGAAAAGAGGACCGATCGATGACAAATTCCTACCCCCGCGTCGGTGTCGAGGGCGACGACCGCCAGCCGGTCGAGCGGAAGGTGAAGGCCGGCACCCTCGCGGCCACGCTGACCGCCGGCGCGCTGTCCCTGCTGGGCCTGTACGTCTTCCACGGCGTCGTCCCGGACTGGGTGGCGGTCCTGGTCGAGATGGCCGTCACAGGCGGGCTGACGTTCGTCGCGGCCTACCGCGCCAGGCACACCCCGCGCGCGCCGCAGCTGCCGCCTCCGGCGGTGTCCGGGCCCGGCGTGCTGCCGGAGGATGAGCCGCCGCTGACGTAGCCGGCACACAGGCAGCCGTCCCCTCCACCCCCTCGGGACGGTGGAAGGCCCCCGCACCCCTGTCCGGGTGCGGGGGCCTTCGTGCGTCCGAGGCGCGGTCAGCGTGTGTCCCTGAGCGTGATTCCGTGCTGGGCTGCGAGCTCGATTCCGGCGGGGGTGAACTGGACGAACGTGTCTCCGTCGTAGTCGAACGTCCGCAGCAGCCCCGCTCTCTTGAGCTGGGTGAGGTTGCCGCGGCCTTCGGCGCCGAGGCCGCACACCAGTGGCTCGCCCGACCAGTTCGGCGCGTCCCGCGCGAACGAGAGGAACAGCTGGAGGGACTGCGCGGTGATGTCCGTCGAGTCCGGCATGGTGGTCTCCTTTCGAGGGGCGCCCCCGGCCGAGGGTGGCCGGGGGCGGGAGGGCTACTTGCCGTACTGGTCCCGGCGGTACCCGGCGACGCCGCCCGGCCAGAACGTCTCGATCCGGGCGATCACCTTGTCGCTGGGTGCGGTCGCGGCGCCCTGGATGCCCGCGTTCACCAGCGTTTCGCGCATGTCGACCAGTTCCATCTCGGTGACCTCGGGGGTGGTGGGCTGCTCGGTCATCTCGTGTTCCTCTCTCCGGTGGGTGTAAAGTCACTTTACATCGACGGGTGGGCAAATGTAAACCCCCTTTACAGATCAACTTGGGGTGGCGTAAGGTCGGTTTACGCCGACACGAGGGGAGTCCCACCGTGGACACCGAGACGCACGAGTACGTCGCCGAGCTGCTGCAGGCGGCGGCCGACCGGGTGACGAAGGCCGAGAAGGCAGTCGAGGTCGAGCAGCGAGCGCGCCGCATCGACGCCGCGATCGCCGTGCGACACGGCTACGGGAAGGGCACCACCGCGGCCGCGCTCGGCATCTCCCGGCCCACGCTCGACGCGTGGCTGGGACTGGTCGAGGGCACTGCCGCCGAGCAGCGCGAGGTCGACCAGCACTTCGAGTTCGCCGACCGCCGCGCGGCGAAGGCCGCCGAGAGGAAGGCGGCCCGCGGTGGCTGAGGACCGGCCGCGGTTCCCGGTCGGCACGAAGCTGCGCTACCGGGCGACCGGCACGGTGTCCGAGGTCGTCGCCGACTACCACTTCCACCCGAACGTCGCGGAGACCGCGCAGATCACCGATGACCGCTACTACGTGGTCGAGACCAACGGGCACCGCAGCGTGGCGTTCCACGGCGTACTCGCGCTCGACAGCGACGTGATCTATCAGCCCGGCGCCGACGACGACCAGGCCGCCGACGACCCGCCGGACACATGACGAGGCCCCCGCACCCTGCCCAGGTGCGGGGGCCTTCGTGTGTCCGCCGCGCGCTACTGCTGGTGCCCGCAGGCCCACTTCCACGTCGCGTCGCCGTAGGCCTTCGCCGCGGTGTCCGGGTCCTGGCCGCGCGCCGGCATCGCCGTCTGGTCGGCTTGCTCCGGGTTCAGCGCGGTGCGCGCCAGACCGGTGATCCCCAGGGCCGAGCCCGCGCCGCAGAACGCCTTCGCGCTCTCGAACATCTCGTCGTAGGTGTGCGTGCCGTTCAGCGTGAAGCCCGCGGCCTGCACCGACTTCGTCCACTCGGCCTTCGGGTCGGGCGGCGCGGGGCTGCAGCTGGTGAGCGAAAAGGCGGCCGCTGCGGCGACGGCAGCGGTCAGGACGAGACGGTGCATCGGGGGTTCCCCTCAGGACGGGTGTGCGGGTGCGGGTCTGGAGTCGTTCCATGGGGTGTGGTTGTTACGTGTCGTAGGGCAGCGGTCTGGTCAGTGGTCGACGGTGCGAGGAGCGCCGGGCCCCGGCGGGACCGAGGCCCGGGGCCCGGCGCGGTGGGGGTCGCCCGCTACCCCGGAGGACTGGAACCCGGGGACGGGGTGGCGGGCGACGTGTGGAACCTGCCGGGGCGCCCCCTGGGTGCAGGCGCCCCGGCAGGGGGGTGCCGCCCGTCTTCCGTGCGGGCGGCGCTCCGCGATCACCCGGGGCCTGCATCCCTTCGGGTCTGCGGAGTTGAGGCCTGGCCGCTGCGGAGGACCTCGCACAGGAGACACAGCGGCCAGGGGGTTAGGAGCCCGGCGTGGGTGCCGGGGCGTTGGGGAGCGGGTCAGGGCGTGGCAGGCGGCTGGGGTCGAACGCGAGCAGTTGTTCGTCGGTCAGCTCGGATACCCGTTTGCCGTTCGGCGCGTAGCGGAACTGGTCCTCGTAGTAGCGGGCTGGTCGTGCTTGATCGCTGGTCAACGGTCACCTCGCCGTCGGGGAATGCCCTGTCGTTTGCGGGTGATGGCGTCGCAGGCTGGGCAGCAGGTGGGTGGCCGGTCGCGGCGTCGGTGCGCGAGCGGTTCGTATCCGATGGTGGCGGTCACGCCGCACAGCATCTCGACGGTGTCGCCGGTCTGGGGGGTGGTCCCGTCCTTGAGGCGGTGCCATTCGTCGTCGATGACGGGGTGGATGAGGTCGGGGTCGAGGTGGATGGTGCCGGCGGTCATCGAACGCCACCGCGGTAGACGTGACCGGCGTTGGGCGGCCCCGGCACCGGGTCTCCGACGGCCAGGCCTGCGACCGTCGGAGACCCGGCTCCCGAGCCGGCGCTTACCCGGCGCGGGACTGTGTTGGTCGGCGCCGTCATCCCCGTCCCTGCCGCTTCCACCACTCAGTCAGTGCGCCACGGACGGCTTCAGGCACTGCGCTGCCGATGTCCTCGAGCGGAATCAGGGCTGTTCTGCCGTCGACCTGGATCGCCGGTTCGAGGCGGTCGCCGGGTAGTTCGACCAGTCCGATCACGAGCTGGGTCGGATTGCCGTTCTCGTCGGTCGTGGAGAATTCCCGCACGGATCGCCACTTGTCGTGTGTCATGGTCGCCTCGGCCGCTAGTCCCGTCCCGACTTGGTACCAGCTGGTACCGAAGTGCTGGCACCAATCGT